GCTGCAAAGTTTGCAACATATCCGTAGTACGAGAACGTACGGCCAAGGGTCGCTGGTGCTTCAATTGACATTAAGCCGCGCTGTTGTTCGTAGAACTCAAACGCATCGCCAAGACCAGTACCAACTTTTGTAATAATCATTGTCTTTGCTGCAAGCTTGTTTGAAACAACAAGTTCCAACCCGAGTGGGTTCATTCCTGACCACTTGGTTGCATCGCCAGCGCCAAGAGTGTTGTATCCACCAAGGCTCGAGCCGATTGAAGGGAAAATTGGACGGTTTGTTGAATCCACTAATTTTCCGATGGTTGCCCAAGTTCCCGGATCAACAAACATCGTGGTTGGGAAGAAGTTTGTGGTGTTGCTGATGTCGTAGGCAGCATCGTAAATGCTGGTCATCAAGTCAGCGACTGACAAGTCCCATACGCCTGAAGTTGTAGCAGCTGCAAGAAGTGCAGTACATGCGCTGCCTTCAGTAGCGAGCATGTATTCACCCATCAAGTCATTGAGAATAAGGTTCAATGCTGCTGGGTCTGTAAAGTCAATGTCCTGAACAGACAAAGTTACTTGGCCAGCAATTGTGGCTTTTGTAACAGTGTTTGAAGCGATGACCATTGTGGTTGCGCTGACAGCTGTGTTCTGGGTTGATTGTGTTGCTGCGCTGGTGTGCGTGGTGATTGTTGGGCGAATGAACGTGTTACCACCGCTTGATGGCATTGAACGAGCGCCAAGAGCATTAACTACTGGGCGAATGAAGTTCAAGTTCTGAACAAGAGGCCCAAGGACAGGTACTGGCAAAAGACCTGGGGTGTCGGTTGTAGCGACATCTCCAGCTGCTGCTTGAATGGCGGTTTGATTTTCACGAGCAGCTGCTTTGTAAGCTTCGTTCACATTGCGGAAAGTGTCTCCACCAATGTGCATTGCTGCCATGTATTCACCCGGTGTTGGCATAGCAAACTTGCGCTTAGGCTCTGCAAACAATGGTGATGTTGGAATTACGGATTCGGGGCCTGATGCCTCGATGATTGCTTCTGACATTTCTTCAGTCTCCTCGACTTCGGTTGCTTCTGTGTCAGGCTCATCGGGTGCCTCTTCTGGAATGGTAACAGGTTCACGCGCTGCATACACGGAATCTACGGTGGCACCTGAAAATGCTGGAATGGGCACAAGCGATAGCTCCAACCAATCAGCTGCCGTGACAACCATTGTGCCCTGATCATTGAAATATGAGTCGGTGACATTCACACCGACTGAGACTGAATCAAGCACCCCTGCGCTGGCCATTGTAAGTGCATCGGTTCCTGCTTGGGTGTCTACGATTGACGCGGTAAACATCATTCCTTGTGGTGTTTCTTTGCGCGCGCTGACCAATCCGACTGGCATAGTGCTGTCGTGGTACATAAACATTTTGGGGGCTTTGCCTGTAACAGGTAAAGAACCAGCAGTGAACATCACCGAGGTGCCATCCGAAACGGTGGCTGGGACATTGTAAGGGACGGCCATTCCGCTGATCTGGCGACTAGGAGAATCCCCAGCTGCTGCTTCAACGTCAATAGCGAAACCTTGAGTTAAATTAAGTTTCATTGTGGAACCTCCGTGGTGGTTGGCATTGGGTTTGTTGTGTCGGGGCTTGATTGGTTGGGCATTTCTGGCATGTTGTCAGCATCGGGCGCTGCAACAATGGCTGATAAATAATCGTCTACATCGTATTCAACATAGGTTCCGCGTGGTAACACGTTGTTCATTGACAAAGTTTGAGCAATGCAATCCATGTAAGGACGGGCACCGAATAGGTACAAGTCCTCGCGGGCTTGTTCGCCTGTCGTATATTGGTAACTTCCGATATTTATTCCAGCCAAGTAGGGCGGAATGTTGGCCAATCTGCAGCATTCGAGTGCTTGAAAGTTGGCTGAGTCAATCATCAACATGTTGTCAGGCAGGGCTTTTGTTTCGGTGTAGTCCAGAAACTCATTCAAGGCTGCGGTCTGGTTGTTTTCTCGAGCTGCATTAAACGCACTAGCAAGATCAGCTAGTTCTTGGGCTGACAGGGGTTCGCCTCCGCGTTGGCGCAAAACGCCACTCGGCATTGACGAATTCGCATTACGGTATCTACTGTGTTCCAAGCGTAACGCTGTAGCGACTGCTTGTTCCGACTGAAAAATGACACCTTCAACAGGGCTAATAAACTGCACCAAGTCTTTTTCGTCTATTTGTCCACCTTGGAAATAGACCTGATTTGACGGGGCAAACCACACTGGGCCTGACTGATCACGGGTCGTTACAGTCGCTGCCGGTAAACGTGTAAAGGCTGAGGGGAAGCCGTCGGCGGTACGGGCAGTAATAAACCAAAAGGCACGACCATAAAAAAACAAATCGTCAAGTGTCCATGACATAAGGGTTGAATAAGGTAGGGCTGGGTCTGGTTGTCTAAGCCACGAACGAGGAGCAATAGGGACTTTCATCATTTCGCCGCTTGCTTCGTCCCATATTTCGTTATACATGCATAAATAATTTGATGCAACAACCGATGCCAGCAAGTCCCTTCCTCTGGCCAAAGTAGGTACGGACATACCACGATTACGGGCGTCACCTTCGTAGTAGGTGTAATACTGGCCAACAAGGTTGATGCCGGCATTGTTGGCGTTGTAGCCATAGCCACCACCGCCAGCAGCAGCTGCTTTTTGGGTGTCAGGGGCTGGGGAAATTGCTGCTTTATTGACGTTGCGATTAAAAATAGCCATGATGCCTCAGTTCTGTGGTGCCTCGCCTCATCCCGACAACAATGCGAGACACCTACGCTGGAGTCTAGTCATCGAGCAACAACCATCATTGGCTTTTGATTGCTCTTTGGTCGTGAAGCAGCCGACGCTGCCCACACCATGACACGGCAAAGCTCTATCGGCCCGGGTGATTTCTGGCTACTGATCACAGCCCCCGTTGGGGTCTTAACAAGGACAGCGCGTGACACATGATCAGCCAACAGGGTTTCGCCGTGATGTTGTACGCGCCCTTCGTGAATCATTGACCGCACCAAAGTCGTGAACTTGGTTAATTCTGCATAGCCAGTAATGGTTGTACGGCGACGCAAAGGCAAAGGAACATGGATGTCCAATGTGGGTGTGATCAGCAGCTGCACTTCTGTGTTGGTCATCACCCGAGCTATTTCGTCCCACATGTCGGCTTCTGTTTCGACCACAAACTCTGTTTTAACAATTACTTTGCCGTCTACTTCGGCAGCCCTGACACCGCAATACCGGGCATCATCAAGTGACGTATCAACGCTAAGGTATCCACCTTCGGGCATTGGGGTTTCGGTTTTGTTTCGTTCCCAGACCCCAAGGTCAAGCCAAGCACCACGGGCTGTAATCCACTGGTTCAAATGGGCGCGCATAAAACTGTCTTTTTTAGACACTGCTCGAAGGGCTTCAACCGTAATAGTGGTGCCCAAACTGGGGTTAGCCCAATGCCAGTTTTTTTCATCTAACGGGTTTAGGTGTGCCGGCATTGACCATTCGGCAAAGTACAACGGCGACGTATTGCCTTTATCAATGTCAGCCATCGCCTGGGAACGCATCTTAATCATGGTGTCAGATGATTGGTCGCCAGCGGTAGACCAGCAAGAAAGCAACGGTGATTTACGCGCAATCTGGCTGGGTCGTAAAGCATCATCAATAACGTCAGAGTCAATGTCCCAAAGTTCGTCTACAAGAATCAGATCGTGGCTACCACCATGCAAAGATTTAGTAGCTGCGCGAATCTCCCAGCGTGAACCGTCCGGCATTTCAACACTTTTACGGCCAATGGCAGCAAGTTTTTTTCCCCCAAAAGAATCCACAAGAATGTTTGCAAGCAATGGAAAAATGGCTTCTGCCCGGTCAAGTTTGTTGGCCACAGACATAACCGATTGAGGCCCACCACGAATAATGGCACCTTCAGTAATCCACCAGCCAAGAAGCGCTTGCAAAGCAACCGACTTACCATTTTGACGAGCCGTACTTACCAAAGCCTCCCGGAACTGCAACTTGCCAGAACCATCATGGGCCAACTGTTGAGAGATTGCATAAACCTGCCACGGCATCAACTCAATCCCCATGTGACGTTGCGCCCAACCAGCAACTTGAGGGCCATAAGAAAAAGTCCCAACATCAATCGACTCCAATCTTGGCTGTTCCCTGCCAATGCGCCAATCATCTTTAGGCATCTCGCCAGTTACTGCCAGTTCGGGCTGATTCTCAAAAAAGATGGAGGAAAT